CCCCTACTAGATAAGAAGTAATCTGAACCTCTTGAGGTGCAACCTGCACCCCCTTTGAACTGAGCCAGTTATCCGTCCATGGAAGAGGATTATTATTGGCCGGAATATCATAAAGAGGTTTAAAACCAATAGCCTTCATACGTCTATTACAAACCCACTCAACATATTGACAAAGAAGAGCGGAGTTTAACCCTATAAGTGAGCCGTCTTTAAAAATATATTCGGCCCATCTTTTTTCTTGATTAACTGCTTCTTCAAATGTCTTATAAACCCATTGCTCTTCTTCTTTTGCAATTTTAATCATATCAGGATCGTCGCCTGATTTCCATTTTGAAAGAATATTTTGAGTTATATTTAAATGAACGGCTTCATCGCGGCTAATTAGCGAAATAATCTTCGCACTTCCTTCCATTAACTTCAGCTCACCAAAGGCAAAAGAACAAGCAAAGGAAACATAAAAGCGAATTCCTTCTAGGATATTCACTGCCATTATGGCTCGATAAAGTTTTCTCTTTACCTCATAAAGCTCATTTTTACCTAAATCTACACCCTCATTATTAAATTGCCAAAGATTTGAAGAAGAGTATTGTTGAGCATGTTGAATATATTCATCGTAATTATCAGTAATACTCTTGGCTCTCTCTAAAATTCTCTCATCTCCAATAATAGTATCAAATATTTCGGATGGATTAGCATAGATATTTTTTATAATATAAGTATATGATCGACTATGGATCATTTCCATGAATCCCCAGGCTTCTATACATGATTCAAGTTCTGGTAAAGAACAATATGGCAGAAAAGCAATTGAAGTTCCTCGACCCTGAACAGAATCAAGCATAATCTGATACTTTAAATTAGAAGTATAAATGTGTTTTTGCTCTGAGCGAAGAGTCTGATAATCTGCCCTATCTTTTTGAAGATTTATTTCTTCTGGACGCCAAAAGAAACTGAGCTGCTGTTGTGTGAGTTTTTCAAAAATTGGGTATTTATACTCATCATATCGTTGGATCCCCAATGGAGCACTAAAAAACATTTTTTGCTTTTTAGTGTTAATTTCTTCTGTATTAAAAACTGTCATTCCTTTTACTTTAGACATAAATTTCCTAGATTAAACGTTACATGCGATACATTCTTCTTCTTCTGATGATAATATTTCAGATATTAAATCATCATTTTTAATTTCTTCGGCGGAAACATCATCGGTTTTGCCGTCATATGTGTTATGATAATATGCAGTTTTTGCACCATATTTGTATAGTAAAAGAATATTATTGACTATAACAGTGATCGGTACTTCATTATTTGGATAATTCTGAGGATTATAACTATCATTTACACTAATTCCCTGGTCAACGAACTTTTGCATAATAGAGACACAATTAATATATCCTTCATTTGAAGGCATTTCCCAGAGAAGTGTATAATTATTCTTTAGTTTATTATACTGAGGTACAATCTGTTTGAGAGTTCCCTTTTTAGATTGTTTAATGGAAAGATAATCCCTAGGAGGTTCTATTCCATTTGTTGCATTACACGAAACTGAACTATTATGAGATACTAGTCCTTCACAGTTGTAATGATGTACTTCCGGAACTTCAATGTCATAAGTTGGAAGAATTTCTCCTTCAAATTGAATCGTTTTTACTTTCATGTGTCTCCTTAAATTTTTTGTACTCGGTTAAAAGGTGGGTTTTAGTAATAGAACATTTATGTTGTTTTGAGCCATTAATACTCGCTGGAAGTATCTCTAAATTTACTATTGATCCAATTATTTCAGCTGGAATATTATTTATAAATCCCATTTTAATTGAATATTTGTGATCTAATTGAAAGTCTTTAGATCTCAATTCTAAATTCTCAATCAATTCTCCATAAAATAATAAACTCTGATTAGTATATCTAATTACAAGCGTTTTATATTTTTTAAAGTCGTCAGCAATGTCATTTTCAATCCATACTCCTAACTCCTCCATTCTTTTTCTATATTTTTCAGATACTTCAAGATAAATCTCTTGCCAAGTATCGGGGTATTTTTCACGGAGATAATTGGTGTTTCTTTTATGATTGGGTTTTTTCTTATCTATTTCATTAAAAATAACAGCAATTTCATCTTCACTATATCCTCTTTGTCTATAATATTCTCTATGAACACCAGAGGTTGATCTTTGATATTTACTAACTTCAATTTTAGCTTCTTCTAAACTATATCCACGATGGGTCCAATATTCTACAGTTCGTTTAGATTTTCTTTTCATAGCATATGCTTTTTCTTCTTCCCATGTTTCCCCATATTTTTCTTTGAACCATTCATCGGAAGACGGATATGCGCTGGTTAATCTAAATTTTTCATACATTTCTAATCCTTTTTCTTCTCCATATCTTTTTATAAAAGCCTCTTTTGTTTGACCATTATCTATTTTATTTTGTTTAATAAGCTCAACAGCTTCATTATAAGAAAGGTTCCTTCTGTACATCCAATATTCTGGTTCATATTGAAGTTTTCTTTTATTTGGGTATAGAAAAACATAACTAACATATTTTTTAATAACCTCAAGATCAAATCTCTCTGGCGGGGTTTCTTCAAATGGCTTTCTTAATGACCTATAGTCAATTTTTCCGATTTGTTTCAATTCTGTTAAGAGTTCGTGCGGGGTTAAAATGTTAAATCTGGTTTTCATTAGAGTAACTAGTTTTGTCTTCATTGATGCCTTTACTAAACTATTATTATTTAGTAAAGTGAAGGCATCAACGCATTAAATCTCAACTACTTCGTCATCTTCATTCAATTCATAAACTCGCTTCCAGATAGTGGAACCATTTTCTAGTCGAACCAAAAACTTATGATTGGGTGTACACTTAATCACTTTACCATTTTCAAAGGTAATAGTCGCAACTTCTTTATTTCCATTGAAATAAAGTTTATCAACTTCTTTGTATCCATCTTGAGTTTCAACTGTAATAGTCTTGTTCAGGTCATACCAGCCGATTGCATCATTTTCCTCAATCCCTCTCCAATCAAGTCCACCATATTCGGCAATTTGATGGAAGTCCATTTCCCCGGTAGAAGTTTTAATCTTATGTTCCCAAAAAAGGCAACTCTCCGTTGGGGGTTGAGAGGAGAGTGTAGTATGGCGAAGACCATGTTCTAAAATATCCTGACGAAGTTGTTCCCAGTCATGAGTATATTCTACATCACAAATTTCATCAACTTCTTTCTTATAAGTATCAATTGGAAGAATTCCATCAGAATACTTAGTGTGTTTAAAGTTGTCACATGCACCCTTTTCTTTTGCTAGATTATTGGATGATTTTAGAAGATAATACTGAAAACTTTCAGTTAATTTGTGGACGGCTTCCCAGGCGCCAGGATCAGAATATTTAAATCCCAATTTAGCAAGATAATGAGCCAGACCAATATAACCAATACCTAGAGAACGACTAGCCTTGGTTGTTAATTCGGCGGCCTTAACAGGATATTCCTGGTGGTCAATTAGCTCATCTAAAAATCTAACGGAAAGATCACAACATTCTTCAAGTTCTTTATCAGACTTAATTGTACCTACATTAACACAAGAAAGAATACAAAGAGCAATAGATCCATCTACATCATCAATATGTTCAATCGGGGTAGTTTTCAGCAAAATTTCCATACAAAGATTACTCATTGTAATCTGATCCTTAAAAGGACCGTGCGAATTACAATGATCAATATTCATAAGATAAATTCGACCGGTCTCCGCACGCTCTTTCAAGATATCAATAATAAGCTCTTGGGCCTTTACTTTTTTCTTTGGAATAGAAGGATCATTTTCATACTTTACATAAAGTTCATCAAATCCATCTAAACCAAATTTTTCATAAAGACCTGGAACATTATGCGGTGAAAACAGAGTAATTTCTCCATCCTGAATAAATCGCTCATAAAAAATTTTACTCAGCTGAATGGCATAATCAAGGTTGCGAACACGATTATCTTCTGAGCCTTTATTATTTTTTAATACAATAATATCCTCGATTTCTTGGTGCCACACAGGAAAAAATACTGTGGATGAATTATGAGTTAAAGTAAATTTTCCATTTTTGCCGACAAAATAGTTGTGATATTTATCAACAGTAAAATCATAAAAAGTTTTATCACAATTAGATTTATAATTATGATCATTTAAAATGTCAATATAATCACCATAAACCCCTAATCCAAAAATGTTGTCGATTTCCCGTGAGTCCACCCATTTCTTATTAAGTCCATCATAAAAAGGATGAATACTAGAAGTATAAACAACCTCCCCACCAATAAGAATTTCTTCCTGATATTCTTTTTTTATTGTTGGAGTAAATAAATTTGTTACATTTCCAACACAAAATTTATCATCAAATTCGTTATAACAATAGACTCTATCTCCAACGGAGACATCTGAAATTCTTTTCTTTGCCAGATTAATTTTAATTTCCATTTTCGTACTTTTCTAATAAGGTTTCGAGTGTTATTGAGCAATTAGATTGTTTTTTTGAGTTTTCTGATTGAGAAACATATCTAAGATTATAAATAGATCCAATTATTTTTGGAGGAACATCATTATAAAAACCCCAAAAAACGCTATACATATGATCTAGAGTTTGACTTTTATCAGTTTTGACAAAAGTATCTTTATACAATCTTAGAGTTTTTTTTGTTTCGCGTTGAACCTCCTTTTTATAAACGAAAAAAGCATATTCATCACCAATTTCGACACTCTTTTTATTTTGAATATTAGTTTTTTTGGTTTTTTCAAGTATAGATTCTTGTATATCAAGAGCCTCAAATTTATCGCACCCATATCGTTTCATTATGGCACTTATAGAATTGTTATCTTGATATTCAGAAACTTTTAATTTTGCTTCTTCTTCGGTATAACCAATTCTAATCCAATAATATATGCTTCTTGGGCTACTTTCTTTTGAAAATTTTGATACTAATTTTTTTGCATCCTCTAATGAGTGACCCCTATTTAACCAATAATCCACTGTTCTAGGAGAACAACTTCTCCTTCTTTGACAACAATATTCATATGCCTCATCATAACTACAATTTAATTTTTGTTGAACATTTTTAATCTCAACATCAAATCTATTTTGAAGATTTTCTTTTCTTTTATTAAACTTAGCTAGACCCTCCTCCTCTCCGTACTTCTCAATATAAATTTCCAAATCTAAAGGCTTAGATTGAAATTCCCTAACCTTTATTATGGCTTCTTCTTCGCTAAATCCTCGGGTCATCCAATACTCTTTTGCATTGGGTCTATTATGTTTTTCTTTAAATGGTACATTTTTATCCAAAAATTCCCTGTAAAGTTTCTGAGCTTCCTCTTGATTTCCATTGGTTTTTTTAAGATAAAAGTAGATACTAAAAGGAGATCTACTTTTTCTAATCGTTTCTTCGTTCCAAATTAAGTCTTCCATTTTTTACTCCAATAACATAACGGTTTTATTTCCGTTATGACTATTTATAATTTCAGACACTTTAACCCCATCAATTTCATCATCGAGTGTATAAATTTTACCATCAATTTCTACACTATCAATTAATAAAACTTCAGAATCAGAATCAAAACAACCCCCGCGAATTCCATTTTGCGTACAACTTTTTACAGTGGCCTCAAACTTTTTCAGATAAGGAATAACTCCAGTGTGGACAACCTCACCGCCACGAATTTTACTATTTATTCCTCTAATACGCCCAGCATTAATACCTAGACCGGCTCGCTGTGCGACATATCTAAAAACCGCAGCATCACTGGCCTCAATGCTAGAAAGACTATCTCCCACGTCAACAAGAACACAACTACTATATTGCCTCAATCTAGTTCTGACTCCAGCAAGAATTGGTGTAGGAATATTAATTTTATGTTTACTAATTGCATCATAATAACGCTTCACATAAGACATTCTTTTGTCTTTAGGGTATTTTGCAAAGCCCGTAAGAGCAATTAATAAGTACATAAACTGAGGAGTCTCATAAAGAACGTTATCCACTCGGTCTTGCACAAGATACTTATCAACTACCTGCCGAAGGCCAGCATAAGTAAACAAAAGATCCCGGTCATGGTCAATAAAAGAATTGACCAAATCTAGTTCTTCTTCAGAATAGTTCTCATAAATGGAGGCATCATAAACACCAAGGTCTACACACTTTTTAATGTGCTCACTCAGATGAGGTAGATCAATTCGACCACCATAGATCTTCTTCCGAATTGAAAACAGAAGAAGTCTTGCGGCCACGTATTGATAATTAGGATTATCTAGAGAAATAAGATCAGATGCGGCCTTGATCAAGATTTCTTGAATTTCATTGGTTGAAATACCATCATAAAATTGAATCCCAGATGCCATTTCTACCTGAGATACTGAAACTCCAGAAAGGCCCTCACATGCGCAGGCGACCATCTCATGGAGTTTAGAAAGTTGCAATGGCTCAATAGTGCCATTGCGTTTTTTGACTTTGATTTCTTCGCTCATTTTTCTTCCAATAGTTGAATTTAAGTTGTGCTTCTAGGTCTTTGTAAATATTTTTGGACAAAACGTCCTCAACATCAATTCCCGCAAGAACTGCATCATTAACGTCTTTTTGTTTTATTGTATCTGGCCATATGACTATTGAATAACCCTCTTTGATTACCTTTGACATTCTAGAATGTATTTCTTGGTTGCGAGGTTCGTTGTCATAAACATATACCGGGTAATAGATATTTAGACTTTTTAGATCTAAATCGGCCCCGCACATGGCGACCGAATTTTTAATAAAGTAAGAATCAAAAGGTCCTTCTAGGACATAAACAAATTCTTTTTTATTAACATTATCATAATTATAAATCTTCGGAGAATGCTCATCAAACATGATTGTGATGTATTTTACCGAAGAAGAATTAAGGGCTCGGCCTTGTACTCCTATTAATTTCTTATTATAGTACAAAGGTATTACTATTCTGGGCTCTTCTAAAAGATTTGGCTCATAAGTAATTTCATTGATCCATTGTTTGAAGTTTTCGGTATAATAAAACTTATCCGGATCAATTTTTCTTTTTAAGAGATATTGTCTTGCAACATCATTTTTAGATGCAGCCGGAAGCCCAACTCTTTCTCTAAAATTTGGTTTTGATATTTCAAATTTAGGAGCCTCAACAACAAAATTCTTTCCAGTAAAGCCAGCCTTATATTTTTCAATTGTAAACTCTTTATAAAGAGGTGGGTCTATTTCTTTTAAAAAGTTATTAAGAGAAATACTGATTCCGCAGTTATGGCACTTATAATTCGTGTTATTATCTACCGGATAGAGATATCCTCTGGCCTTTTTTTTAGATCTAGAAGAGTCGCCACAATAGGGACATCGAAAATTATAAAGTTTAGGTTTTACTTTCTTGAAGTTTTGTAGTCTAGGTGCAACACGTTCAATAAAGGTTTCATCAATAAAATCCAATTCACATCACTTCTGGACTGGGGCCATTGTAGCATGAGGAACAGGAGTTGTCAAGTGCTGTGGATGTGCCAGGATTTTAACAAAGAACCCAGAGTTCTGAATGACAAATCCAAGAAATGTACCGATGCCTAGAACCACAGCGATTTTTAGATTAATTTTATTTTGACCTTTTTCTACATCAGTTAGACGCTTATCAATATTAGTACTTAGTGTCTTTATTTCAGTAAGAACATTTTTATGATCTTCCTGCATTTGTGTATAGATTGTGTCTATTTTTTCATTAAGACTCTTTTCGGCTCTTTCTCTAGTGTCAATTTTTTCTTCATGGACCGCAATCATTTTTGTCAGGCTGACATTTACCTGGCTTATTTTTTCGATTGCTTCATCAACCTTAAGAACAAATTCTTTAAGGTCTTGAACTCGTTGCTCTAGAACAGCAACTTTGATTAAATCTTCTGACATGGGCTTTAAGTGAGAATGGTTGTATTTTCACCTAAAACATTAAGATTATAACTATTTATGCAAGTCCTAATGACTGGAGAAGCATCTTATACTTCTTAATAAACGGATTTCTCTTGTCTAATTTGCCACTTTTATTTCTTCTTAGACCAAACATTGGCTGTGAATATCCCGCAGTCGGTCCTTCTTTAGGTGAATTTTCCCCGAAACCACCAGACTGACCAGGGGCATTTGCCACTGTCATTTCCTCTCTTACCATCTGAATGATTTCGTCAATTTTTTTCATTTGAGAGATCCTTGAGTTTCTGCATACAATATTCATCCATCTCAATCTGATGAATATAACAAATAGGATATTCGGGAAGACGATTCAAAAAAACAATAAAAGTTTTAATTAAACTCCAAAGCTCTTGGGGCATTTTAAAGAAGAGCATTGGGGTTGCTGCATCACCAAAAATATTATAGATAATAATCAAATGCTTTAATAAAAGATTAATTTTTAATTCCCCACAAGTGACATATTTGTTTAGATGTCTTTTGACATATCTAAAATGAGTCAGATCTTTATAAAAATCCTTTTCGGTTAGCCCTTGTGGGTTATTATAATTTTTTATTGCAAAGAGAAGAAAATTATCTTCGTTCAGTTCATCAAAAAACATATTAAATTATTCAGGCGGGAGGATAAACAGGTACATTACCCGTTTCAATTCCAGACATTGCAACCAGAGTTTCGGTCTTTACCCTGAGTTGACCATCACACATATAAGTAGTAACACCAACCCAACCAGCATGAGTCAGATCATATCGGGTATTTTCAGCGGCATTTGCTCCTTGCTGAGCAACACCATAAACAAGAGCATCATAAGTAGTATTAATACCAGTCCTCTTAGTATAGTGGGGATCGTGAATAGTGTATTTTGGTAGTTGGCTTACTTCAAATGCCGTACTTGCAATACCCACCCCACTTAGACCAGAAGTACTTGCGATGGATAGTTGAGTAGTGCTTGCAATACCAACAATTACAGCATCACCAAAATAGGTTCCAGAGCGACTACCGAAGCGAATCACATCTCCAGTAGACGCGGCTCCTGTTCGTCCAAAAGTAGTTCCGGTTCCTGTGACAACTAGAGTTGAATAATTAAGTGATACTAGACCACCAGAACCAACATTGTCTTTTACGCCCCAAAGAGACATGGTTATCTTTCCTAATTTAACTTTATGATACTATTTAGTAATTTTATTCATCAGCAACAAAATCTATAAAAATCCACAAAAATGGTGTAATTAAAAGTGCAAACAAAATTGTCGGTAGTGGGACAATTCCTGTTAGCCAAATAAGACCAGGAGGAAGTCCCACCAGCAACGACAATGTTCTCATCAACCTAGAAGTTTTGTACGAACAAGATCCACTACCATATTGTCAATATCGGTATCAGTAGACTTTGCATAACGCTCTAGAAGATGTACAACAAATTCCTTGACCTCACGGGATTGCCAGAAAAAATCAACTACTTTTTCTGCAGCAACAAGAATTAGATTCCAGCTAAATGACATTGTTTTATCCTTTAATGGGGGACATAACTATTTAGAAATTAGCTGTTTTGTCTAACAAATTGAATAACTTTCTCTGCAAGCTCTTTCTTTTCGGGAACATCCTCATGTTGAGTTGCGGCATATTTGCGAATTTCTGCCTCGCTCATGGTATTCACAATTTTTAGAACTTCTGGACTCACTTTATCTCTTGAGGTTTCACCCCTTTTTACAGAAAGAGCCAACCCAAAGAGTTTTTGTTGTTGTTCAGAAACCGCTTTTTCTTGAAGTTTATACTCTTCATACAGTTCGTCCCAGGTGTATTCGGAAAGATCATAACCTTCTCCTAGAAGGCTGTCTACCCATTCTCTAAATTGAGCAGTTCCTTTTTTAAAGAAACTCCCGAGAGCAGCCCCAGCTCCACCACCAAGTTGTTGGGCAAGAGAACCACCTTTCTTTTTAATTTCCATTGCTCTTTGATGACCTTTGGCAGCAGAAAGGGCTCCTCTGGAAACAGTATCAAGAGCACCTCTCACTGTAGTCCTAATATTTTCAGGAGAACCTGCCGATTGTGCAATACTTTTAGCACCTTTAATAATTCGTTCTTGACCAGGGGGGCGAGAAGATTTGGGCGCTGGCGTTGCTGCTTTTGAAGAAACAGTTGTTGGTTTTTTAGAGGCGGCTTTTTTAGCGGCTGCTGCCTTTTCTCTAGAATCGATTTCGGCCTTAATTTGCTCTACTGTTTTTTTTGGTTTTGCCCTTTTGGCTGTTCTTTCTTCATCAAGAAGTGTCTCATAACCAAGTTGCATAACCCACTCACTAAATTCTTCAACCCCAAGTTCATCAATAAGATCCTCAACATCCTCAACAGAAAGACCTTCTTCACAAAGATATTCGGTTGCAATGTCAATGGATTCTTCAATAAAATCTTCATTGAGTTCTTCAGAATCAATCAGAACTGATTCAGTTTTCATTTCAGGATTTATGGTAACCACAGGGGTTTTACCTGAATAATTATCAACTTTCTTTTCTTTTACAATCTTATTGTCCGAAACGTCATTGATTTCATGAAGAAGAGATTCTTCTACAGTGTCTCTCCAGCTATAAAAAATATTTTCAGCTACTGGTGGTTTAATATTCTTATTTATTTGCCTAGTTCTTACGGCTCTTCGTTTTAGAAGATATCTATCAGTTTTATCAGTATCACCATCATTATCAATGTCACTATCTTCTTGCCCAACTGGATCTAGTTTATTTTTTTTATATTCAGTAACCTGTTGCATTTTTTCTTCTAGAACTCTTTGTTGAGGATCATTGTCACGAACCTGCTCAACATAAAGCTCTTTCATCTTGGCAAGAGCACCTACAATTCTTTCAGACATAAGAAATTATTTGCGATTTATTACTATTTAGAACTTTTTCTCTTCTTAATGAAATTTTGAATTACTTTCATTCCAGTCATCTTCATAGCATATTCCCTGTAAGCGTCAGTACCCACCTCTCTCTGTTCGGCAGGAACACCAGAAACATCGGTCCATTCTTTAATATCCTCGATCCAAGACTTAAACATAATATTCAAATCCTCATTTACACAAATGACGTAGTTAGGACCTCTTCTTATAATTTTACCAGTTAGCCCAGTATTGAGATTTTCAATAAGGTCCCCGGTTTTATAAATGTTTTCTTTATAATATTCTTCTTTAAGAATCTCATAATTTGAAGATGGATCTATTTTCCAGGATTCCTTTTTCTCACCTGAAAGAGCCCTCTGAACAGCAAAAAATAGGGCCTGCTGTTGCTTTGCATTTAATGTTTTTGGGAGACCTCTTTGGAATGCAAAGAAATCATCTTCTAGGGCTGCCTTTCTGAGTCTTGCAGAAGAAGATGGATTAGGGCTATTTTCTAGATCTGGATCCTCACTAGGAAGGGCAATTACATTAATATCTGCAAGATTATAAATTTCTCCATTGTATTGATTTGCTAGACGATCAAATTCCGATCTTCTCTTTGCACCGGTTACAAGATTAACAGTTTCATAGCCTTCTTCATCGGCCAATTTAAGAACATCAAAAATTGTTTTCATATCATCATCATTGATGATATTATCAGCAAATTTTGGAAAGGCCTTTCTCATATAATAAATCTTATCAGAAGGACTTAAAGGGTTGGAAGGATCTCCATATGACCTTGAAGGATAGATCTTTAGATCACCCGATTGGGCTATTTCTTTAGCCTTCTTTAATAGCCTTTCATGACCAATTGTTGGTGGATTAAATCTCCCAAAAACAACTGTGAGAACTTCTTGAGTTTCTGGTTCTGGGGCCTTTTCTTGTTCTTTTGGTGGCGAGACTTGTCTTTCGGGTGGTTGCCTTTTTGTGAGAGGTGTGGCGGTTCTTGCGGAAGGTTTCATTGATGCAGAAGGTGGGGCGGCCTTTTCGGCTGCTGGGGATTTTCCTTTTATAAAAACCAATTGACCACCTTCGGTTTTTGCAACCTTACGACCGGATCTATCTACCCAATATCCGTGACCGTCAGATGCAAGACCTAGATTTAGGGCCTTTTCTGAGGCTTGGGAACCTCTGGCCTCATATAGAAATTCAAAGTACTTTTTCATAATTATCCACGTTGCCTAGGGAATCTGGCTCCAGTTCTAGATTGACCAAGATTCGGTAGTGCGGAGGTTGCTCTACCTGCTGACATGCTTGTATATTTACCTGTTCTTCTCACACCAGTAGATTGTCTAGATGCAAATCCGGCTCTATCTACTTCTGGTGAAGTATTTGTTTGCCTAGATACTTCTCTCTCTGCTGCAGCAGCAAAACGGGGATCATTAAGTCTTGATCCTGTCATGGGACGATCAGTTCTAGATGCGGCGGTTCTGGTTATTGCAATATCACTAGTTTGGGCTCTTTCTCCTCTTGGACCAGTTGGAGTTTTTTGGGAACTTTTACTTCCACTTCTTTGAGCCAATTCTGTAGCAACAGGTCCCTTTAGTCCGGTTATTTTTTTTCTAAGATGACTTACTTTTTTTGGATTAAAGGTGGGGGATGCTGCTCTTCGCATTTCAGCATCCATCTCTTTTCTTGCCTTGGCAGTTGCATTAATAGCAGATATTTGAGCCTCAATAAGATACTCATAAAAACTATCACTTACTGATTCTAGAATCTTTACGGCCTCTAATTCACTGTTACAATATCTTTCTTCGATAAGAAAGTCTACTAGTTCTTGCATTTTACTACAATTGTTTTAGTTATTTAGTAACAAAAAAGCGCCTAGATGGCGCTTAAAATTGATAGACTATTTACCTTTTAGAGTCATAATTAATCATACTCTACACCATAAAGAATTTCATTTTTAGCATAATAACCAAGTTTTTTTTGGATATTATAAATTTCATGGTGTAATTCTTTTTGTCTTTCGTTTACTTTTTCTAACTCACTTCTAAGAGATTTAAGAGTGTTTTTTAATTCAACCATTTCAAATATCTCCTTCTCGTCGGTTTTCGGAGCGTTCGACAGTAAAATGGCCTTCTGGATATCGTGCGGAAAGTTTATCGAAATTTATCTGCATAATATCCTCAAAATCTACACCCATTGCAATGCAAAACTGAGCAAAATACCAGTGGCAGTCAGAAATTTCTTTTAAACAATGGATTTGAGCCTCTTTATCGAATTTTTTACCTTGTAAGAGACATTTTTTAATAATTTCAACCGCTTCTCCTAGTTCAGCAGATGCTCCTAAAGCAAATGTAAGTAGATGAGTCAGCTTAACACCCTCACCATCAAGTTCACGAATTCGATCAATAAGAACATCAACATCCGAACTTGCAGGACTCGTTGTTTTCTTTACAAACTCAATATATTCTGTGCTGTTAATTTTTTGGTTAGTCATAATAATTAATCAAAGTTAATAGTTTTAAATTTGGATTTTAAATCTGGTGAATCATTATTTGATATTCTATTTTCAATCAGTTCCTCTTGGGCCGACTGATCCACATCATACACCCTCATCTTGGATCTGTCAACCCCCACCACAAATTTACGATACCGATCCAAAGGAGCATAACGATTTTTTAATTGTTTGACAAGAAGTTGATTCATCTGTTCTAGTTCTTCTGTTGAAATAAGAGCCAACAATAAATCAGCAGTAAATGCAATACCATAAGAATCTGATACATTTTCCATGGAAGAATCGCTTGTGGAGCTACCTTCACGATTAAATTGTGCCGCCGAGACTGTTGGTATATTATATTCCACGCCCAATCCCCTCAATTCTTCTGCAATAGATTTTACATAAGTGTAAGAATTGGAAGTGCTTGTTTTATATTTAGATGAAGAACAGAGATTTAAATAATCAATTACAATTGCATCAGGAATAAAATTCTTTTTCATTTCAAGTTCTTTCAATAATACTTTAAAATGATTTGCACTTGCAGTTCCGGGTGGATACTCCTTAATGATAAGTTTACCTTGAGTCTTTTTACTCAATTGAGTTGTCTTACTTAAAAACTGCTCTTTTGATAATTTTGAAATATCTTGAACCGGTACATCAAGAAGATTGGCATCAATTCGTTCTGCAATTCTCTCCTCGGCCATTTCAAGAGTGATGTATAAGACATTCTTTCCTTGAAGAAGAGTTGCCGCTGAAAAATGGCAAAGAAAAAGACTTTTACCAACACCAGGCGGTGCCACAAAAAGATTTAAAGTTTTGGGTGATAAACCACCATCTGTAATTCTGTTAAGATAATCAACATCAAAAGGAATTTTAAGATCTTTTTTATGATAAAACTCATAACGAGCCTCAACGTCTTCGATATAGTCATGCCCAATTGATATATCAAATGAAACAGAAAGTGCCTCTTGTAAGATAGAAGGAATAGCATCTCGATTTCTTTTCGAGTCACCGCCATCCGCAATATGGATAGATTCCATAAGGGCCAGATAAATCGCCCGATCTTTACACCACTTTTCGGTGGTCGCAAAAAGCCATTCACTTTCTACTGGATTGTAATCAAGCCCAGAAGTAATCTCCATACAATCCTTAAAGGACTGTTCAGTTAAATCAGTCCTGTTCTCAATTTCAATCTCAATTGCTTCTTTGGTTGGTAGTTGATTATAAGAAGAAAAGAATTCTTGAATTTCTTCAAAAATCACTTTTTCTGAATAATTCTGAAAATATTCAGATTTTAGGTAAGGTAGAATTTTTCGTACAAATTCTTCATTATATATTAAGTTTTTTAAAATCAGTAGTTCGACTTTATCCATCATTTATAATGTAAGTATCCTGTTAGGATGTATTTGTCATTGGTCACTGGGACTTCTCCTTTATGGGGGAACATCCACATGGGAGGAAATATTAGTAGAGAACCCTTGGTGGGATTGGCTCTAAAATTGGTAAAAGATGTCTCTCCACCAAGCTCCACAGTGTTAAGATAATAAGTAAAAGATAAAAATCTTCTAGCAGAATTATAATCGAGAACGTCTACATGCGTATTAAAGAATTCATCTCCATTATTTTTATATCTTTTAATTCTAAACTGCTCAAAATTGTGTTTTTCAGGAAAGCACCGATCATCAACATATTCATAATACTTATTTTTATACTCAAAAGTTTTTGAGATTATGTATTTATGAACAGTATTGACTTCATCGGTGATTTTGCAATTTTCTGTAAGATTAACTTGAGTGAAATTTGGAGTCCCATCATTTTCAATTTTTTCTTGAAGATGGTACTGGGACTCAAAAAAGTTAATTAAGAAATCACAAACATTATCTTCAATTGCATTGGGATATAGCTGAATTAGATCATTTAGTTCAATCATCAATTGGTTCCGGTTCTTGTTCAACTACCAGATCTTCGGTTAAAGAAGAGCCATACTTGAATTTCTTCTGGGCATAAGCATCTAGTTGTTCAAGAAGTTCTGGGGTGAAATATTCTTCTGGATTTGCATAAATGACGTTTTTACCAATCTTTTTACCGTTGATCTCATAACGGTTGCCGACCCTGGGAATTATACCAGATTCCTCACCGATGTCCAAAAGTCCGTAGTAACGGTCGAGTCCGCGATGATCATAGTATAAACGTACTGATACTTCTTGATTCTCTCTACTTAAACGAGACTTAAATGTTTTGGCCTTAATAATACTACCAACGATTTCGGTTCCGTCTTTTTCTTTAGATTTGGTTAATTCAACAATTGTAGAAGCCGAATATTGCATTCCAGAACCAGAACTTTGAACAAATGCCGGACCATAACCTCCCACATTTGCATAAATGTGATTGGTCACAATCATTGGAATGTTTGCCTTACCAAGTTTAAGTGTAAGCATTCTAAACGCCGCCTTTGTAAGTTGGGCTCTTGTCATATCACGTTTTTCTTCACCAGCAAGGGTATCATTAATCTCCTTATTAGTCGAAAGCATCCCAAGAGAATCAAGAACAAACATACATGGTCTTCTTTCTTCCTCTGGCTTCTTCATATAAATGTCAACCGCCTTAAGAGCCTTAGTTCTAAATTCTTCCACAGTAACCACGTTTAAAACTACTACCCTTGAAAGGTCAATTCCCTTTTCCGATAGCATTTTTCTAGTAACGGCAGCCTCAGTGTCAAAATAAAGACAATATCCTTCTGGATTCATTTCTAAGTAATTCTTGACTACAGCAAGAGAGAAGAAAGTTTTTCCCGATGCGTTCGCCCCAGAAAATGTAGTAATTTTATTACCAGAAACTCCCCCGAAAAGAGAACCACTGACAAGGGCATTAAGCATAAATGACCCAGTATCTACATAAATTTCGTCTTCACTAATATCTTCGGCTAGTTGAGCATATTCTGAGCCGACTTCCTTAATAAGATTTTCTAAAAATTCCATAAGTTTTAAATGAAAAATTGATCGAGTGTAATTGTTTCTTCTGTTTTCCAACCAATAATATCCAATATTGCCTTTAACGGTTGCACAAAAGTTTTATCGAACTGGGTCTCATAATCCACGTAAGCATGTAGACCGAATTCTTTTGGTAGAGTCTGTATAAATCCAATCACATTTTCCATGATCGGATTGGGCATCTTCAAGTAGCAATATTTTATCTTTTCGCCGT